TTCTCATAGATAGCAAACTTGTTCTCTTCAAGCTGATCCATAGTCATTTTATGCATCGCTTTCTTCATGTTATCGAGTTTCTCTTCACGCCATGTATCTTTAACAGCGTCGTAAACCCATTCAACGCCTTCCATAATACCTTTAACAAAAGCATCTGGAGCCGAAGGATCAGCCACAATATCAGCAGCTGTAGCCAAATGGAAGTCGTCTTGAACTTCCATAATGCCGTCTTTGGTTGGTTTCAATGAACCCATACCACGAGATGAAACGCCAAGGTTAGCGCCAGACTTCAACAAACCCTTAGCGATGTTACCCATTGGAGTATCTGTAAGTTTTGCCTTACCAATAAAGTTGTCACCATCACGGTGCAACTCAGTAATGATATGTGAAACACGATCAAGATTGATAGCTGGACCTTGTGGGTGACCAAGCTCGCCATAAGCGCGATTGTTTTTAACAACGTCTTTCATATAGCGATTGACTTCGTTTTCCATAATGTGTAATGGATAGATACGACCATTGCGGTTTTTACGATTAGCCTGAAGGAAGATACCATGGATATAATGTTCCTTCTCACCATTTTCTTTGGCTTCCGTAATGTATTCCATATTTTCAAAGAGTTCGGTAATAAGTTTCATTTTTTTATCCTTATGGGGTTGACTGAGCTACCCAAGAGCCGTAATACCAATAGATTCTAGCGCCAGCTGTTCCGTCAGTGCGAATGTATTGAGAACCAGTTACTGGCGTTCCTGTTGCAGAAGAAGCAGCGCCCGTAACCTTTGTACCGCTTGGTGCGCCAGTACCATATGCAATCGTTGGGCTACCAGCACCACCAACTGTTACACTTGAACCTGTTTGAATGGTTGCTTTAAGCGTCATATTACACTCCGAATCCAGGTGTTATATAAATTTGCGACGTACCAGATGATGTAATCGCAGTAAAATATGTATTTGTTGGAGCAGAAATAATTTCTAATGATCCAGGTAAAACAGGAACAGAATTTGCTGTAGTTGAAACAACAAGAGCGTTATTGTTAGCAATAGTAGCTGTTGAACCAAAGCCTAAGAAAATTAAATTTGAACCAGAGTTAAAAATACGATACTGGCAATAAGAATTATAACCAGTATTTGGTGATTGTGTGTATGTTGCTTGAACTGCAGTTGGAGCTGCTGTGTTAGCTAAAAAAGTAACAGTGTTACCAGCTGGTAAAAATGCACCTGCGTTTGGAGATGTGTAAGCCATTATACGTTAATCCCTGCTGCGTTGTCATTCGCCATATTAGGGAATGTCATTGGTGTATCCATTGTGCCTTCGTTTTCTTGTGGTTCGCTGTACATCATATAGTCATGAACTGAACCAATCATTTCTTTTGCTGCTGCAATTTTAGATTGAACCCATGGCTCAATGTGATGATCAGCTGGCATGTTAGCAAGCAAATGCATAACTTTATTAGCAATTGCTTTCAACTCTGTGCGAACCATATCGATTTCGTCCTGAGTATCATCTGTTTTGTTTTTAGCAATATCAGCCGAACCTAACAATGGCTCAACAGCTTCATACTCGAGAATTGTTTCTTCGTTCTGTTTAGCATAATAAGCAGCAAGAGCCATTTGCTTACGCTTCTCTTTTGACTTACCAGCAAACTTAGGATTTTTAGAGTGAACAAAATCGTGGATTGTTTCGCCAGCTGTTGTTGACTTTGTTAGTACTTCATTTACTTTTGATACTTCTTTAATTGTCTTTGCTGACCAGCATTCTGTCATACCATGAACAGGGCACATTTTACCCTTAGGTGTGTGATTGCACTGTACATCTTCGGATTCTTTTGCTTCTTTTACAGGCTTAAATTCAGCTTTTTTAGCTTCACTTTGCTTATGACCCATACGTGAATTTTGAGGTGTATCTAGTGAGTATTTTACCTTATCAGCATAATCTGGATTACCGTTTGGTTCATCCCACTTTTCTACAGAGTGCTTAGCAATGAATTCTTGCTCATCACCAGCCTTAGGATCATAATCAATGCCAGGATCTTTACCTGTTGAACCTGCTTTAGTCTTAGCAGCATGCACGCCTTTGATGCGTTCATGTGCTTGTTTAAGAATATCCTTAAGCTGTTGTGACATCTTCTGTTTCCTCTTGATCTTGGTAATCTGTATCCGATTCTAATTCTGTATCTGAATCAGGTTGACTAAACATAATCTGCGCTACTTCAATTTTCTTATCGTCAATAGCTTGTACAAGACGGTCGGCAATAGCATTGTTAAATGCTGTTTGAAACTCTAAAGGTTTCTGATCGTAAGCATGAGCAATTAAATCTGATACATTATCCATATTTGTCTCCAATTATCAATTATTTATTCTTAGAAATTATTAAGGAAGCTGATTTTAACTTAGCCTCATCCGATAGTGAACGATTCTTCTTCTGTGAAAGACGATCATAATCTGCCTGTGCATTACGGATCTTTGAATTCTTCTCATCCGTTTCAGGAGTTGCATCAGTATCTTCATCCGATGCTAAAGGCTGTTGTTCTGTATCACCTTCTGGTCCTTCGGGTGGAGCACCAGCCTGTTGTTCCATCATTTCATTCTGAAGGATTGCCTGATTAACCCAACGTGGGTCACCTGAATTATTTTCAGCAATAATCTTATCATCTTGATCCTCAATATCATCATCAGTTTGCTGAAGGATATTTTTACGAAGCCATTCTTGTGAATAGTATTTGCCAACCATATCTTGCATATTACGTGCAAGATTAATACGGTTATCAAGAATTTCACCATCTTTAAGTTCTGTAAAGTAGTTATCCTTAGAGAAGTTATATTTAAAGTCAGCTGCAATATTATTAAAGTCTTCGATTGTCATAACACCTTTGAGAACTAATTGTCTCTCAAGCATCTTAGTAAACAATATAGCAAACTTTGCACGAAGACGAGCAATAAAACGAGCAAACTTAAGTTCATCACGTGTTACTTCTGTTGCACGACCAAGTGAGAATAATGCATCTGAATTAAGACGATTAATAGGAACATTAAGTGTTCCATAGAATTTCTTTTGGAAATATAATACGTCATCCATTTGACCGAGAGTCTGACCGCCTGGCAATGTTGTAACTTCAGTACCTTTACCGCCATCACGACGAGGAATCCAATAGTCTTCCAACATAGTCATAAACTTACGATCATCTCTTACGTTACCGGTTTCAGCATCGTAAATCAAACGATTCTTATGTTTTACCATAATATCACGAACGTATTGTTCGGCTTTCATCTTAGGCAAGTTACCTGTATCAATATACCAAATACGACGTTCAGGAGCACGAGCTAAACGATAAATGACTAGAGCATCTTCAAGTGTTCTTAATTGATTAAGTGCTTTAATTGCTTTGTGAAGATATGAAAGAACCATTGTTCCGTTTGTATCTGTAAGACCAGATGTAATATTCACAATAGCATCCTTGGCAATTCTTAGACCTGTTGTTGTAGGCCCAACAATTTTATTTCCGTAGTTAAAGCCTTTATCATTAAAGATATAATATTCATTTTGAACTTTTTGAATAACTGCTTCACCACTCTCACCACCACGTGTACGTTTCTTTGCAATTTCACGTACTTTACGAATTTTGCGTGGATCAATATAACGAACTTCTTTGATACCGGCTTTAGGATCTTTATCATCAATGATAACGTGATAATATAAACGGCCATCAATATACCAACGACGATAGATTTCGTAGGCATGACGATTAAAATCTAAGATGTTAAGGATGTTTTTGAATTCTTCATAAATGACTTTTTTGATATTAGTTGGAATTTCTAATTGATCTAGGTCAATTTTAACAATATCTTTCTCATCAATAGCCATTGTTTCGTTGACAATTTCATCAACTGCAGCATCGCATTCTGGTTGTAAAGCCATTTCGCGGTATTTTGTAACAAGTTCCGCTTCTGTTCTAACTGTGCCATCAAGATCAACGTACGTGCCAAATGATCCGCCGGCAGCAATAACTAGAGCGCCGTCATCTGTTTCCTTGGGAGCAAATGAAACAACCGGATCTTCCTGCGCCTTGCGCTTAAATTCCCATCCAAACAACTCAGCCATTTTTTTCCTTTCAAATAAAAGAGGAGCTAAGACTACTCAGCCCCTCTCTAGTATAATAATCTATTTTAAGAGGCCATCATTATATATTATAGACCAATTGGTGTTGTTGCATCAGCTACATACGAGTTATTAAGCTCTGTGCCTGGTGTTGGTAACCAGTAATCGTAAGCAAATGTTACACCAAATGTTTCAATTTGGCTTTGTTGATCCCAATTTAAGTTAATTGCATCAACAACTGATGGATAAGCACCAATCATATCATATGAACGAATGACATTACCATCCTTTGAATATTGAATAACATTCAATGTGGCTTTGTAATCATTTTCTGTTGCATATGATTGACGTTGGTTAGCTTCCAACTTATTCAATGAATTTGACCACTTTTCGAACATAGCACGAACTAGGAAATCCTCGTCGTTGAGAACTGTTACAGTCCAATCAGCAAATGTACGATCACCTGCTAATTTAATTCTACGACCAAAGTAACCTACTTCAATTGTTCCAAGTGTTGCTGCAGGTAGTTGAGCTGCCTGACATGTAAAGCGAAATTTAGTATCTGAACCAGTATCCGCTGCAACAAATGTTGGGATTGAAAGATAAACTTCAAACTGGGAAGGACGGGCCCCACCATAGATAAGGCCCTGTTGTTTGAAGCTACTAATATTGAAACCTGACATTTATTATTCTCCTTGTAATCCTGATCTATTTATTAGAACTTACCAACAATTTCAGAGAATTGAACACCAGTTCCAACAGCCACAAAGTTCAACTGAATGAAGTTAATTGAACGAGCTGGTTTAATGTAGATATCACCAACAAATTGGTTAGAATCAATAACCTGTGGAGTGTTGTTTGTGCTATCACATACAACCAAGAAGTCTGTAATACCACGACGACCTTGGATTTGACGAAGATAAGGTGTTACCAAGTTCTTAAATTGAGCTTGTGTAAATGCATCATTGAATTCAAACAATGAGTACTTAGCAGCTCTTGAAATAGCTTTTTCAAGAACAATAAACAAGCGACGAACATTGATACGATCAAATGCTGATGGTTTTGACTGAAGTGTCTTATCACCATAAAGGATTGTACCTTGACCTGGGATTGAGATAACAGGATTAATACCATTACTATAGAGAAGATCACGATAAGCCTGTTTTGGATTCCAACGCATCTGAATCACGTTATTGATTTGACCACGATTGAAACCAGCTGGTGACCACCATGGATCACGTTGATTGTCAGTACGAGCGCAGAGACCAGCGATATCGCCATTTGTAGGCAGATAACGATTGATGTCATTATAGCGGTCATATTGATATTTGTAACCAGAGTCAAGAACAGTGTATGAAGAATCATGAAGAATATCTCTCCATGCCACAACAGCTGCAGCTTGATTACCTGGATTGCCTGTCACAATGCCGTCATCTGGTGTAATAAAGGCAACGCAATCTTTACGAACTGCGCAGATATTATCAATTATCCAGTTAGCAAGTTGGAAGTTTGCTACAGTAAAGCCTTGAGAAGCAGTTGAACCACCAATTGGCTTACCTTGAAGAACCAATGAAATATCAACATCCTCAGCGGATGTAAAGTAGTTATAACCAGAAGAAATTGTTGAAAGTGGTACAGTTGCTTCTGAATAACCATCTTGACCATTTACGTATGAAATAGAAAGTGGTAATTGGTTTGTCGATGAAGCAATTGTAGTCGCAGGAGCAGATGCCGCACCAGAGCGATCATTTGCAACCCAAGTATAGTTTGAATCATCATTGATAACTGTTTGATAATAATTAACAGTACCATCTGTATTCTTACCATCAGTTGCACGAGAAACATTAAGGAATGTTTCTAGAATTGTTCCTGGCTGACCTGAGAAGATGCCATTTTCGTCTTGAACAACAATATGCATTGTATCAACTGCAGCCGAATTACCAAACTGAGCATTATATTGAGATGTAATAGGTGCAGAACCTACAGCATTAAAGAATTCCCAGCGACGTGTTACCGATGGGTTAACAGTGCTATTGGCAATGAACTGAGTTCCAAGACGATATGGATCATATGTTGAGATTGTAAATGATGTATTTGTACCCACTACTGACATTCCGCTAATAGCAGAGATAGAAGGATATTGAAAACCAATTGTTGTATTACCAAGAGCTAATTGATCACCAACAACAAAACTATTAGCAAGTGCAAAAGCAAAAGCATTTGTAGAAAGTACGTTTGCACCAACAGAAGTAACTGTAACTGTAACTGAATTTGAACCAATATTTGTTGTAATAGTTGCTGATGTATCAGAATTAGCAACAAGACTTACGTTTGAAGAGAATGCATTTACGCTATCACAAATGGAAACACGGAGTGAATTACCGTATGTACCACCTGGGTATTTAGCAATGTAAAGAATGTCGTTATCAAACAAACCTTGTTTTGATTGAAAATCCACTGTATTTGCAACCACAGCAGAATTTGAAACTGTGCCAAC